CCCAGTTCATTCTTCTTTGCCATTGTGTTACTCCTCTTCGGTTTGACGTTTGAATTCGGTGCCGAACTCTTCGTCGGCGTCAGGGGGCGGTTCGAGCGAGTCCAAGTGTTCGGAAATGAACGCGACCACCTCTTCCGTGGTCTTGAACGCATAGGCCTTTTCCGGGCTTTTCCACTGGCTTTTCGGCTTGCGGTTCTCAGCCATGATCTTTGGGTCATTAACCTCAATTTCGTAGCCATTCTCCAACCGCTCGATACGCAACACTGTTTCGCCCATGTCAGACCTCACACAAAGACCATTCATAAATTCGGGGAGGGGCTTTCACCCCTCCGTCCCAGCTTAACCCAACGCGGTCCAGTAATACTCTTTGGACGCCACCATGGTGGCTGCAGTCAGGGTGAAAGTGGTGCCGCTCACCGAGATGCCGTTGGTTGTTTCCAGAGTGCGCGTACCGGCGGCTACAGTGTGCAGCGAGCGAGTGGTCGACACAGCCCACAGAGCAGCGTAGTTGGTATCCGTCACACCAGCGTCAGCGTCCAGCTTGGCAGTGAAACCCGCGATCGAGGCGACCAATGCGGCAACGGTTGCAGCGCCAGGGGTCCACAGAGAGGCATATGTGGTATCCGTCACGCCGGCATCAGCATCCAACTTCTTCAGGATACCAGTGATAGACGCTTGCATCTGGGTCAGGCTGGATGCAAGCTGCGGGGCCACATCATAGGGCACGGCGCTGGTTGGTCCGCCGGTGCCGGTAGTGACTGCTACAGGTGTCCACAACGATGTGTAGTCGGTGTCGGTAACGCCCGCGTCCGCGTCCAGTTTGGCAGTGATGCCGATGATGGAATTGTAGATCGCGGTTTCTGTCATACCTTCATACCACTCATCGCTGATGCGGTCGGTCAGGTTGTTGAACACGATCTTGCGCGGTGCGAAGCCCAGAGTGAAAGTCTGCGCTACTGCAGCCACGGCATCCGTGCGGATGTTGCCTTCGGCGATGTTAGCGATGCCGAAGGTGTTGCTTTGAGAGTTGATTGCTAAAGCCATGATGTTCTCCTGAAAAGATTAAAAGTGTACTGCAAGCCTACCACATATCCGGCCAGTGGCGATTGTGCTTCCTGAGATTCTCAACACCGGGTAATACTTGCAAATTGAACTCGTTATGCAGCCCGCAAACCTTGTCGCTGACAAGCGGAACGATATGATCGACATGATAGACAGTTCCAGTAAGCTCGGTGAGACGTTGAGCTGCTTCGTAGAATACCGCCATCTTATCTTTGTCCGCCCATGCGACTGATGCCTGTAACTTGGCTGCTCTGCGTGCGTTCGACTTGGCGTTCTCTTTAGCGTGGGACTGTCGGCGGTACTGCCTACCAGAATTAGATACAGTCGGGATCCCCAGACCACCCTGCCAGTTTGGATTTGACTCGCCGCTAAGCCGCGCAGATTTTGCAGCGTTTGCCGCTGGATCAGAATCTTTGCAGTCCTTTGAGCAGTACACACGAGTTTTTGCTTGAGATGGTGGCCCGAAAAACTCCTTGCCACACAGTTTACACTCGCAGCGAACATGTTCCACACTATTGACATGACGGATCTTGTACCCACACTCGGTAGAGCATGTCCTGACAGCCATTTGACTTGGTGGTGATCGGAATTCTTTGCCACAGCATTCGCAGTTGCGAGTTGTATTGTTGCGAGCATACAAACAATCCTTGGAGCAATACTTTGCCTTGCTGCCTTTAGCAACCGAGAAAGTTTTTCCGCAAGTTTTGCAAATACGTTCAACTCGTTTCTCCTGAGCCTTGTTTAGTTCTCTGAGCTTGTTTCCCCTCAAAACATTTCCACATTTCTGCGAACACGACCTTGGATTTACACGCCCAGCGATGGCACCGAATTCTGTCCCACACACCGCACAAAGGTGTCTTGTAACTGTCCGACCTGGCGTACCTTTTGGCATTTTCTACCCCCACTGGTTATAAGCTGGGGGTAGACTATCACAGGTCAGTTCATATTACAAGACCCCTATTTAGGCTGTAGCGGCACATTCTGCCCTCCCCATATAACAATCATTCAAGATTGTTATGCCGGTCATGGTCTTCCATGCCACCGTACCGCGTTGACCTAGAGGATCGCCGGCAGCCGGTTTGGGGTTGACCACCATCGGGGTGATTGCCTGGTCGCCCTTGAGGGACACGATGCCATATGCGTCGCGACCCAGATACAGGATCGGATACACGTCAGCCGATGTGCCGGAGGTAGACCGCATTGCGCCCTTTGCACCGCCAACGTCCGGGAACGGAGCGTAGATGGTGGAGGTCAGGTAGCGCACGCGCTCGACGGAGCCGATCTCGTTTTCCCACGGAGTCACTGTACCGTACTGCTTGGTGTTGATGAAGCCGGTCATGTTACGGATATCGGTCTCCAGATCCGGATGTACCAGAGCGATGAACGCGGCCTCGATCGGCTCAGTACGGAACTGAACGGTGGACTTTACAACCTGAGTGATCATCTTGGCGTTCTGGCGGACCAGTCCGGTAGTGATCTGACGCTGCAGAGCCAGAGTGATCACGGTATTTACCGCTGCGCGCGAGGTGCCGTTGGCGTAGAACACATTGACACCAGCCTTCAACACGTTGTAGCGGTAGGTTTCCAGGGTCTGTGCAGCGGACTCAGCCATAACTTCCATCAACTGCGCCAGCACGTTGTCTTCGTGGGTCATGTCGATCACGTCGGTCAGCGGCGCGTAGTCGCCCAGTTGCACCAGAGTCACGGTGTAATCCTGGAACGTCAGCTTCTTGCCAGCAGGGGTCACACCTTCGGTCAACGGTGTCAGGGACAGCACGTTGGTGTAGGCGTTTGCGGGATTGCCGTCACCGGCAGCGCCCAAGGCACCTTGCAGGAAGTAACGACGGAACTTTGCAACCTTGGTGCTGCGGGTCGGAATAACCGTCGGGGTTTGTCCGAAACGTTCTATATTTAGTTGGGGCTGCGCACGAGCCAAAAACTTGGCTACGGAGTAGGCGGCCATACGCGGAGTGAGGTCGCCATAGGTGTTTGCTACTGCCATGATATTTCTCCTTGAAGATTAAAGTTGCACATTTGAACTATCGCTGTGCGCAACAATGCCGTCTTTTTCCGGCTTGTGGCAGAACGTACCGTCTTTGTTTCTTAAATCGTATGCCTGTTTCGCTGCCCATCGTGCTTGCGCTTTCTCAGACACTGTTTTTGCGATTTTGGCTTTTGTTTCTTCGCTGCACACTCTTCCTGTACGCGCTTTAGCAGCCTCTGATTGTTTGCGGCGGGTCTCGTCAGACACCTCAGCACCTAGCCTTGGACTTGGTTTTCCGCGCTGCAGTCTTGAGCGCATCTCGCGGAATTCAGCAGATTTCTTGACGCCTTTCAGCGCCGCCGAAATCTTGGAGCAGGTTTCCACAGATCGCTTTTGGCCGAGTACTTTTTCAGTGCGTCTGGCTATTTCCTCTGCCGATAATTTTCGTCCGCTCGAACCCTCACCACCATCAGTCTGGTTACATAGCTCAAATCCAGCCCAGCGCAGCATCTTGATCAGCCGTATTTCAGCCTTCAAAGCGGATTCCTCTGAATCACGCTTGGTCACGTACACCAAGATGTTTTCAGCGCCATATTTAGCCACAATGTTCTTGTGGTGCTGGTTGCGTTTATCAAACCTGTGGCTTCTACGCCCATGACCTTTCCCAACGTAGAACGGGTCGCCGTTGGGTTTGCAGTGCATGTATGTGTAGAAGTCAGTCATGGCTCAATTACGAAACGATTTCAAATCCGATCTTCAGCGCCCCGGACAGCGCATTCGCGCCGTGTGCGTTGGACACCACAATATCGAACGACCCCGCAGTACGGTTGTCCACCGATACCACCGGCAGACCGTTGGTGGTGAAGATGCCCGCGTAGTCAATCACGTATGCGCGGATGTTGCTCGCGGCAGCTGCTGCACTGCAAGTAACTGTGAACGTCGAACTTACACCAGCGGCAGCAGACTGAGAGAACGTGGTGATGATGCCCTTGGGTGTGTTCGCTGTCACACCGGTGGTCACGCCGGTTCCTTGAGTAACCAGATTGGCCGCTTCAGAGCTGCTTTCGCAATCGTACAGCCATTTGGTAGTGGAGTTGGCTGTAAACACGACAGTCAGGCCTTGGCCGAGTCTGTACGCTGCGTTCACCGCCATATCTCCGATCGAACTGCCAGCCACCGGGAAAATATCCACCGCAGTCGCGCCGCTGTTGATGATCGTGCATTTCTTACCCAGTGCAGCTACAGGCAGTTTCACCGAGTCGCCAATGGTTGTGCAAGTGGTAATCTCGTTGAACTCGCCGGTAAGCACAGTGGCGTTAGCCTGGCCGCCGGTGGCGAACGCGGTGATCGTGGTCACACCGAAATAGGTGTTGATGGCCGTGAACGCCGTTCCGGCAGCGGTCGGAACCGTAACGTCGATGATGTCGGCGAGACCATTGAGAATTTTCTTCATCAAGATGTCGATGTTTGCTGCGGTGAAAAATGTGCGATCCATTGCCATGATGTTCTCCTAAAGTTATCTGCGAGTGTTCTGTTTGTCTTCGTTCGCTGCGTACTTCGCGAACGCGCCGTCAAAGTCATCGTCGCTATCACCAGACTCTTGCTCAGTACGTCCGGTCTTGACCACGGCGAGCTTGGCGGCTGCTTTGGTTGCTGCTTCGGGCAGTGCCGGAGCCGCTGGCTTGGCGGGCGCTGCGGGGGGTGTAAAAGGGGCAGCACCTGCAGGGGTAGCAGCAGGGGGGTTTGCAGGCGCTGCCGGAGAAACGTAATTGGTTTCTTTCTTGAAGCGGTTGAGCAAGTCAGCCACTTCTTCCGGGCTGCCGCCATCGGTGACTTGTTTGTACGCAGCCTTGAGATATGCAGGCTGGCTGTCCACCCACGCCAGGGCTTTATCACGCACGTCGTCGTAATCAGGGACCAGCTTGGTGATCTCGGAATACTGTGTGCGCGGGGCTTGGGTAGAGACGAAATCTTGCAGTGGCGCCAGCTCGGCGCGCACTTGCTGGAAGATGTATCCAACCAGATCCTTGTACTCGGCACGGCGCATCAACGCCTCAGCCTTGGACACGTCCGGCCAGTCTTCCTGATATTTGGTCAGGATTGCCTGTTCGTCCGCGCTGTACAGCGGAAGCTCTTTTACCTCAGCCGGAGCTGGTTTTGCAGCCTCGGCAGCAGCGGCCTCGCGCGCAGCGCGTTCAGCGGCCAGGTTGTTCTTGAGCTGGTCAATCTCGGTCTGCCAATCCGGAGCAGCTTTTACCGCAGCAGCTTCTTCAGCAGCGATCTCTTCGGGAGTCTTTACCGGAGCGGCAGCAGCCTTGGCAGCTTCTTCAGCAGCGATCTCTTCGGGAGTCTTTACCGGAGCGGCAGCAGCCGCAGCTTCAGCAGCGATTTCTTCTGGAGTCTTTATGGCGGGGGCACTGCCCCCTTCTTCGGGAGAGAATTCGGCGAACGCGGCGGTAAAATCAGCGTCTTCTTGTTCCGGCGTTTGTGTGATTGGGTCCATGAGTTAGCCTTATATCAATAGGTTATACAACGGTCAAGAGGGTAAAACGTCTTTCTCTTCGATCAGGCTCAAGAGCTTGTCGGTGGCGTTCACCAGCGCACGCTGCTCAACCATCTCACTGGGCAGGCATTGCAGCAGCGTCTTCAGCTGGCGCTGGCGCTGGTCCTCCAAGAGTTTCTTGAGCGCCTTCAAGCCCGGTTCCGCCCGGTTGTTGTACACCACTTCCCGGAGCCTGCGCTCCTCCGCCTTGCGGTCCACTTGTTCCATCATTACCTCCTGGTTGTGTTGCTGCTATCGCCCTCAGCGCCGACTCGATCGGCAGACCTTTTTCCATCGCGTCCAGTATCACCTTGGCCACCGTTGCGTCCGCCGCTGACGAGTTCTTGCTACCCTGTGTCACAGCTTTCAGAGACTCTGCCAGCTGCAGCCTGATCGCTGCTTCACGTTCTTTCTGGATCATCGCTTGTTCAGCCTGCTGCTGTTGTCCGCGCGAGGCATCCACGGCATCACACTCGGAGTCGTTCATCACCACGTCGTCCACGATCAGATCGCGAACTCTGGCCCGAGCACGTACTAATTCTCGGAACTTGACGTATGGCTTCTCGTCTTCGTGCAGCGTGTTGACAAAATTATCCAGCTGGATACCCAGCACTTCCTTGGCGATCAGGCTGGTAGCCCCGCGCGCCAGTGGTTTGAAGTCCCCGCTGATCTCCGGATTCGGGTTGAAATTCTTGTTGAACACGATCAGCGCCCCGATCACGGACTCGGTAAAACGGTCGAAGTTGCGCACCACATCCTTGAATGGCAGTGCCGCGTTACCTTGGATCATCGACGCTCCGGCAGCAGTGCGAAACGGCTCGGACGGCCCCCGCTGCATGTCCCCGCCGGTAGACGGGTTGACGAAGGTTTCCTGATCGGCGAACCCTTGGAACATGTCCACCATGCCTTTCAGCTCGGTAACGTGCATGGGCAGATCAATAACCTTCAGCGCCGGAATTTGCGCCGACGCGATGCTCTCGTCTTCGCGGTAGATGATTTTGTCTGGTGTGATTGAAGTCGTGTCCTGATTCGGACTCAGCACCGAAGTGTTCAGCTCGAATACCCGCTGGATCGCCCCGTTGTCGATCATCATCCGCACCGCCGCACACATGTTCATCTGACTGTCACGCATGATATTGGGCAAACCCTGGCCGACGATGGTGGACTCGTCCTCCTCGAACACGAACTGGTGGTACATAGGCATCTCGCCATCGGTCTCCAACTCACTCCATG